AGGTAAAGACAGTGATGATAAAATAGACATGGTTTTCAACAAGAAACGAGCAGATGATCGTAAACTATGGCTTGGTGAATATAATCGTGAGTCATTCTTGAATACCAATGATAAGATGGTGACATATGAAGAATTTATTAACAAGGAATTAATCCACTTTTCGAAATATGATTGTGACCGTAGTATTCCAAATTTGATGGATGGTTTGAAAATCAGTTTGCGTAAGATTTTGTATTCCGCATTCAAGAAAAATTTGACCACGGAAATCAAAGTGGCACAATTTAGTGGTTATGTTTCTGAACATTCAGGATATCACCATGGTGAGGCGAGTTTAAACGCAGCAATTGTCGGTATGGCGCAAAATTTCGTCGGTTCCAACAATATTCATTTGTTGATGCCAAACGGTCAATTTGGCACGCGATTACAAGGTGGTAAAGACAGTGCGTCGGAAAGATATATATTTACCCAGTTGAATAAAATTACTCGCCACATCTTTCCTGAAATGGATGATAATATATTGTCTTATTTGAATGATGATGGTCTGCTTGTTGAACCAATCTTTTACGCGCCTATTATCCCTATGGTATTGGTAAATGGTTCCAAAGGTATTGGCACTGGATTCAGCACGGATATAATGTGTTATAATCCGAGTCAAATCATTCAATATATTCGTGGCAAACTTATGGGTGTCTTACCCGGAGGTGACGTTGAGTTCGTGCCATATTACGAAGGATTTCGCGGGACGATACAAAAAGTGTCTGATGAGGGAAAATATTTATTCAAAGGAAAGTATGAAAAACTAGGAGTTGATAAAATCCGCGTTACGGAATTACCGGTGGGTTACTGGACGGATGATTTCAAAGAATATTTGGAGAGTTTGACTGAATCGGTAGATAAAAACGGTAAGAAAATTGTGCCAGTGGTGAAAGAATATGATGATATGAGTAAAGACACGAGTGTCGACTTTATTATTACTTTACAAAAGGGTAAATTGGCTGAATTGGAGGCAACCCAATTAGATCACGGGTGTAATGGCGTGGACAAACAATTCAAGTTGTTTTCGACAAATAATTCCACAAATATGCACTTATTTGACGCCAATGACAAGTTGAAAAAGTATGACCGAGTTCAAGATATTATTGATGATTATTTTGTAACGCGTTTAGAATTATATCAAAAACGAAAGGATTACATGGTGGATGCCTTGAGCAAAGAATTGTTGGTATTGTCGAATAAATCCAGATATATTAGCGAATTACTTTCTGGCACGATTGATTTTAGAAACAAGAAAAAAGATGCGGTCATACAAATGTTGAATGAGAAAAAGTATTCGGTTATGAATGATGATGAGGAATTCAAGTATTTGACCAAATTGCCGATGGATAGTGTTACCGAAGAAAATGTTTCGCGCTTGAACAAGGAACATGCGGATAAAGTCTCTGAGTTGGATTATGTAAAAATAACTAGCACCTGTGAAATGTGGTTGAAAGAGTTGGATATTTTGGAAAAAGAATATGTGAAAATGCGTGAGGTGGGGAGTTCGAAGGTTGTTGTTAGCGGTGGTGCTGAAAAGAAAAAGATAATTAAAAAATAAATCTTGTTATTTGAATAGAAACATTCTTTGATGTAAATAAAAAATATGAGATGTGTCGTATTTTTTATTTTGGGGCGGGTTAGGGTTAAAACCATGGTTTCAATACTAATTGTTTGTCATTGTTGGAAGACATGATTGGTGGGTCCATAGGGGTATACATGGTAGATGCGTCTTCTATATATTTGTAATACCCGATTGCCTCTGAATATACTTGATCAACAGCATAATTCAAAACTATTTGATTTAATTGTTCAACTTGTCCCTTAATATTAGTGGGTTGATTTGCGGCATTCTGTAGAAAAATACTTCGCATGATTATTTTCAAAGTGTCTCCATCTTGATCACTAATAATATATTGACCGTTGGATTTTTTATATACACCCGCACGAATTCCGTTTTGTATAATTCCCATATTTTCTGCTGAAAAAAAGGTTTTGGATAAGGCAGTATTATCCCATAATCCTTCCGTAGGATCTCTAAAGGTGCTACATTGATTTACTGGTATTTTATCATACATTTGAAATAAATCACTTGTTTTAGGATATTTCGCATTTACTCTTCCATTGGTTGCCAATTGATTATTTGTTATTTCCATTATATATTAAATACAAAATATTTTTTATTTATATTTTTATTTTATAATGTAATTGTATAATATATGGGCGGATTTCAAAAAATTGTTATATTATTATTGATTCTTCTTTTAATTATTATACTAATTATTGTCGGATTATCATTGTCAAATACAAAAAAAAATAAAACATGGCCACCCATTGTAGGTGATTGTCCAGATTATTGGTTAGATGCTAGTGGAGATGGTTCTAAATGTGTAAATGTACAAGATTTAGGAAGTTGTAATGGAAGTATCGCACCTGGAAAACATTTAACTATGGATTTTACTGTCGCGCCATATAATGGTGTGGATGCTTTGTGTAATAAATACAAATGGGCAAATACTTGCGGAGTTACTTGGGACGGTATTACTAATTTATCTGCGGACCCATGTATACCTGTTTCAACATCAACATCAACATCAACATAAAGAATACCATAATATACAATTATGAATATATTATGGAATTGACATAAAATAATATACATTGACTATAATAATGAATACTGAAGAAAAAGAAAAACAATATTTATTATTAATTCTTAAATTACCAGAAGACATACAAAAATACATTCAAGAGTTTTTACCTTTGAAAACACTGGTATGGTTGGATAAAAAAACATATGTAAAGAATCATTACATTATTACTAAATCTATAAAACGGTATGATAGTTATATTCGAGACATAATTCGTAATGATAATCACTTTGTATTTTTACAAGTGATGAGAGAAAAATTCAAATTATGGAATTTTAAAAAAAAGTATTTTTATAAAAAAATAATTTACAAGAATTTTATTCATTTTTTAATTCATTTGTGTAATGTACATGAGTCATCCAACTGTATCAATATTATTAAAGAATTGATGAATTATAATGAATAAATAGCTTAGATATAATATGTATATATATTATCATGCGCTATATTTCAAATATAATTAGATTATTTGTAAAAAATGAAAAAAAAGTGTTGGGTAGATGGAATATTGACTATTGTAATCAAAAAATAAATAGTAAAATAGATTTATCAAATGAAGACCATTGTGGGCCGTGTGGGCAATATATTTTGAATAAATCCTTGGATAAATCTTTGAATAAAAATGATGTAAAAAATGATGTTAGTGAAATGGAGAAAAATTCAAAATAACAAATGAGTAAAATTAGTATAAAAAGAATATGTATAAAAATATAATGGATGAATTAGACATAAATAAATATTTAAATAGAGAACATGAAGTGAAAAAAATGAAAGATATCTTAAAGGGATTTGAATCAAATAAAAAAGATGCGTTATTTAAAAAAGGGATTTACGTGTATGGCGAGCCAGGTACCGGCAAAACTCAATTTGTGATGGATATTTTGAAAGGCATGGATTACGATGTGATTCGGTATAATGCCGGTGATATTCGTAACAAGGCAATCATTGATACCATCACAAATCACAACATGTCTGATCGTAATATAATGAGCATGTTTAAAAAAAAGGTGAAGAAAATCGTGATTGTCATGGATGAAATTGATGGTATGAATAGTGGTGACAAAGGGGGTATTAATAGTCTTATTAAATTGATCCGACCAAAAAAGACCAAAAAACAGAAATTAGAAGAATACACGAACAATCCCATTATTTGTATTGGGAATTACCATATTGACAAGAAAATCAAAGACTTGATGAAGGTTTGTAATACAATTGAACTCAAAATACCTACCAAAAGACAAATTATTGAAATTATCAAGATGATTATGCCTTATATAAATGAAGACATGAGAGAACAAATACATCACTTTGTTCAATATGATTTACGCAAGTTAAATACAATTTTCGAAATTTACAAGAAAAACCAGAATGTTTTGAAAGGCGATTTAATTAAAAATATTTTTCATATGAAATCGTATAATGATGACACGAAAAAAATAACGCACAAGTTGATCAACAACCATTATTCTTTGAGTGATCACAATGTTCTTATGAATGATACGGATCGTACGATTGTTGCGCTTTTATGGCATGAAAATATTATAGATGTGTTAGACAAGATGGATAAAGAAATTTCGGTTCCTATTTACATCAAGTTGCTTGATAATATGTGTTTTGCGGATTATATTGATCGTATTACTTTTCAAAAACAGATTTGGCAATTTAATGAAATGAGTTCTCTCATCAAGACATTTAAAAATCATAAATTGTTTCATGAAAATGTAGATGTTTTGAATAATAAAGACTTGAAATACAACCCAGGTGAGGTGCGTTTTACAAAAGTGCTCACCAAGTATTCAACGGAATACAATAATTTGTTGTTTATACAGAATTTGTGTCAGCAACTTGGAATGGATAAAAAAGATATTTTTTCTTTTTTCATGGATATAAGAGAGAAATACGATGATACTGAAATATTGAATTTATTTGAAAATTATGAAATATCAAAATTGGATATTAATCGTATTTATAGATATTTAGACAAATTTACCAATGAAAATGCGGAGGGGATTGAAGATGATATTGTCGTTGACGATGAAAATATATGTGAAGAAATAAATTGCGAATAATTGATTGTGAATAAATATTTTATAATATACAATATAATATTGAATAAGTAAAAATAAAATATTTATTTAATATATGAGTTCTGCTGATGAAAAAGCAAATAAAATTGAACAAATATTAAATGACGTTTCTAAAAGAGTTGAAAAATTAGAACAAGGTATAAATGAATTTAAAATAGGATTTAAAGATGTTGGGGATGTTGAGGAAGAAACCGTTACGACACCAACACCAAGTTCCGATGTAAAAGGATGGGTAACAAATAAAGATATTAAATTTGAAGATAGTCAGGGCAACAGGGTTAAACTTTCGTTTGATAGAATTATGAAACTTTTAAATGACAAAATAAATAAAGGTGACACAACTAAATCCTGGGGACTTATTCAATCTAATTTGATTGACGCAAATAGTATAGATGAAGTAAATAAAGTAATTAAATATAATGAATTAACATTTTCTAATAACTCAATTATGGGTGGACGACGAATAAGAAAGGGTCGTATAAGCAAACGTCGTGTGAAAAATAATAAAAAAACAAAATCGCATTCGCATAAAAAAAGGCACTAAAAATCCGGATTGTCCCAAGAATGATATAATCCGCCCGCTTCTATATTCGTAAGGTACTTGCGTTTCTCAAACAAAAAATTGTATTCATTGATTGGCTCTAATTTACATGGGTCAATCTGCTTGTTGCCTTGTAGTTTTTTCAACAATTTCATCTGATAACTGAATTTTGCTAATTTTTCCATTTGAATTTGATAATCTGTTTCATCAAGTGTAGTTGAATATCGTTCATCGTTCCCACTACCTTTAAAGGTGTATTTATAGCTTAATTTCTTTTTATTTGGATCAGTCTTGAGAATCGCGCTTTCCCGTATTTTAGCATCAGTATTATTCTTTTCTTCATTGTCTTGTATCTTTGAGTTTGGATCTATACAGTAATACGAATTTGTGTTTTTTGGTATAGATATATGTAAAAAATGAAAACATTCATATAATGGGAGAGCAAATAAAAATAATATAATAATTCTCATATTATATTATTATTGTATATATTTTTATATCCTTATTTTTTAATTCTTATTTTTGTTTCAATTTCGCATCGTTATACTTACTATACCATCTTTCTTTATCTCCTGTGTCAACTTGTGTATAAAAATGTCTTTCATATTGTTCAGGATTTTCAAAAAATAATACAACTGCTTCATTACCAGTTTCAATAGTTGAAACACTCGTTTTGTAAAATAAATCCTCCTTCTTGGTTCCGATTTTATATCCGTGATAATATTCCCCACTAATCGCATTTCGAATATTCGTTCCCAACCCTCCACTTGTATATACATCTACACTCACTTTGTTGTTATTTACTTTTCTTTTTAATGAATAAAATCCTTTTTTGGTGGCAGACACCATGAATTTTTTAACAATGGTATTGTCAATCTGGGATTCAGGATTCAAAGGGTGAAACATATCTTCTTCGTAAAGCATTTTCTTTTTTGCTACTTGATGTATATTATTACAACATTGTATTTATATTGGTTTCACTGCTATTTATTATTTTGTCTGATTATTTGGTTGTTGCCTTCATTTCTTGAATTTTGTTCGATATTAAATCTTTAATTTTTTTTTCTAAATAATCCATCTTTTCTTTTAATTCCCTATTTTCTCTCATCAACTCCATTATTAAAGAGGTTTGTTCTTGAAATTTATTAGAATAATCTATATTTTTACTATTATTCACAATAGAATTCATCTTTTGTGTTGATTTTTCTTGTTCTAGTTTGTGCTGTTCTATTATTTTCTCTCGTCTTTCTTTTATTTCCTCCATTTGTTTCAAAACATCGGGTTTATGTTTGGGATCACCTGGCTCATATTTTTGAAGCATGTCATCGATTGTTATCATAATAAATTGTTTAATACTGAGATCTTTTACAAAATCGTCCACTTTTTTATTGGAAAGTTTAATAAATCTATCTTTTTCTTTGTTTTCTAACAACATTTTTTTATCAAAAGAATTGTGAGTATGAGAGAAAACCAAAATACTTTTCAAGGGATCCAACTGGACAAAAGGTATTGTATAGTTTTTCAAAAATTGTTTTTCCTCCGCAATACAAGCATCATTATCATATTGCGTTTGTTTTAATAATTCTCTTCTAAAAGCAAAAGTTGCAGCGGTGGAATGTTTCTCTCCATAAGGTCCAAATTGATACATTTCATTGATGTGTTTAAAATAAATATACATTTCACTTGATCCCGCACATAAAGCCTGTGGATTTTCTAATAAAGTCTCAACCGCATGCGATATTCTTTCGGGTGGATAATAATCGTCGTCATCCATGTAAATAATAATGTCCCCTTTACATTTATCATGCATGATATTTCTTTTTTTACCAAGGGTCATCTTTTCATTGTAGCCAAAGTATTTTACTTGAGGTATATTTGAAACCACATCGTATATTTTATCTGTCCCGTCGTCAATAATGATCCATTCTATGCGGTCTTTAGGGTATGTTTGACTTAAAAAACACCTCATCATCATGGGAATAAACGGACGACGATTAAAGGTTGGTGTACACACACTTACAAATGGTACATTTACCAGATTTTGCATTTTACTTGATGTAATATAAGTAATTAAAAATTATTTATATTATAATTTATACTATTTTACTTTTCCCAAAATGGAGAAAATGGGAAAAAAGCTCCCAGCGAGGATTGAACTCGCGACCTTACGCTTACTAAGCGCATGCTATAACCACTAAGCCATGGGAGCATATCTGGGTGGGTATATCCCCCCAATGATAAATAATCACGAATTCTTTATATTCTTT